TTTAAGGAATCATATTACGAAACGAAGTCAGACGCAGTATGACGATGTGTAGTATGATGACTTATGGCTCGGGAAGGCAGGAGGGTTATGTAGTTGGGGTGTAACGAGTGTATGGCACTTAGCTTCATATTTTAGGAAAACATGAAGAAAAAGTTGCCCGAGATTTATTTCCCGAGCTTGTTTTTGGCCCATTTTTTTCGCCCCTCATTAATTTTTCGTTTTTTTACTTTTTAACATATTGCGCTGGTTTTTATTGCAGTTCATATTATCCCTGCAAACTTTTTATAGCGCAAGAAAAAAAGTAACCTAGCTATCACAGCCAAGTTACTTCAATAAGTATGTTACCTAATAAGAATTAATTATCACATATAAGGATTTTGGAAGAAAAAAAAAATAAGATAGCTAGGTAGAGGGCCCTATATTTTTTACAGTATCTCGCAAACTATATCAAACTATATATTTTTTGTTTATAATTATCAAATTAATTACTAATATATATTCTCTATAATTATTTCAATCCTACATGCAGAGATCTAACCTTAGCTATCTATTTATAAGATTTCTAGAGGAAAATAAAAATATTAGCCTAATCATCACGACTAAGCTAATATCCTTCTAACTGATAAATTAATATGATATCCTCCACTTATAAGGAATTGATGGCGACTTAGGGGGTCATATATAGTAGCAATTATCTTAATACTCTTGCTATAGGTTCTGACCCTATATTTGTCGCCAATACAGAAACCAGTAAAAAAAGAAGAGAGAAAATTAATTCCCTCTTCATGTTGTTTTTATTTACAAGCTGACTCAAATTCTTCTAGACATACTTTTTCATTATACTTGAATATGTCTATTAAATTTTTATTATAGTATTTTTCCATTTCATATTCATCCATATCTTTAAATAATTCTTTCGCTTGTTCAGGGTAAGTTTTTCTGATATAATCTAAACTATCAGAATTAAAAGCTTTCATCTTTTTCAAGTCCACAAAATTTCCCTTGAGTGGTGTGAATACTCTTAGTTGTTTTGTTTTCCTTTCTATATATACAAATTTTATATGCTTAGTTACTTTTTCTTCATATATTTTCTGGTAAGTAATAGCATATAAAGATACTCCCTGATCTGTTGTAAGAACTTTTATATTCTCGCCTTTGTATGAATTATTTTTTATAATGTTAAAGTCCAATCGATAGTTTTTTATATTATCTGGTAATTTATCTCTTTTAAATCCAAAATAGGTTGTATATAAGCCCACTAAATATATCATCTCATACTCATTTATTTCTGACTCTGTTCTACCGTGCTTTTTAGATTTTTCGTACTTCTTGATGATATCTTTAAAAAGGGTATTTAGTTCTTCTGGTGTACACTTAGTTGGGGAGATTTTTTGTGGATTAATACCTCTCTTCTGTATTATCTCCGTTCTTACCTTATTTATTGTTGTTCCGGTACTCATTAAGAACTTATCGAATTTTTCAGGGAATGTCTTTTTATACTTACTGAATACTTCTTCGACAATCTCATTAAATTCTTCTTCTGTTTTTCCTTTATCTAGTTCATTAGTAGATAGGTTGAATACATTATTGAATTTATCTGCTTCGTATTCTATTTTTTTTAGAGCCTTATCGAGCCAAGTCTCTTTTAAGTCTTTTATTTCGGATTCAGGTATAGATTGAATATCTTTATCTATGAGATGTTCAATGAATATATTTTTAATTTCTTTATCCATCTCTGATTCAACTGTAGAATATACATGTTCAATTCCCTCAGTAACTACATTAGATTTGTTACTAAATTCTACCTTAAAATTTCTTAGTCTGTCGTATACTGTTTTTCTTAGTTCTTTTTCAACAGTTTGATAGACGGACTCTTTTTCCTCTTGACTCAGATTATCAAAAACTTTAAGATCATTATTATCATCCAAGTTACTTGTTATGGTATGAGGTATTGATTCTCTCAATTTAAATGGAAATAGTTTCATGTCATTATTTCCGAACATAAATCCATCAATCATAGTAGGGCAGAATGGACTAAAATGCATTCCTCCTCTATTGAATGTAGATGAGTCTCTTATATATCTTAGAAGAGAGGATGTTTCTTCCTTGATATGTCTTTCTAGTCCATACTGACATTGTTTTTTCATACCTACCTGACAACTTATGCTCACCTATTACAGTGTCAATACATTTTTGTGTTATGTATTTATTTGTACTTGTCGAGGATTTATCATACCTGTCTTTATATGTGATAGCCTGTGCAGATCTTAAGATATAATTTCTTTCTATCTCAGACATTTCACATATTTCCTTGTCTACTAAGAATTCACCTAAGTCACTTTCTTGAATTGTTTCGTTTTCTTTTACTTTTTCTACGAACTCTTCAACTAATTTTTCTAATTCTTTTTGTTTCATATTTTATTTTATTTAATTATTCTTCATTAGTAAGGCATTGAAGAAAAAAAATACAACCCAATCATCACGACTAAGTTGCATTTACCCAAAATTATAATAACTTCACATATATAAGGAATTCATAGCGATTTAAGAAGGTCATATAAAGTAGCACAGAATATTAGTTTCTTGTGCTTAATTAATTTTGACCTTATATTTATCGCTAGGTATAATACAGAGTCTGGTTGAAAAAGAAGCAATCTAATCATCTCGACCCGACTGCTTCAAAACTTATTAACTAAAAATACATAAAAAATGCAAATACCATCATTATTAAGGCATTGGGGTGAAAAAATAAATATAACCTAATCATTTTTTGACTAAGTTATATTTTATTATTAACTAAACCATTGTAGTTATTGCATATCTAATTTTCTCTTTGTATTCATTCCAGTTTTTAGCACCTGTCATCATAAAAGCGTAGTATGCACATTCATTAAATTCATCTATCCATTCTTGCAGGTTTAGTCTAATACTTATCTTTTCCCAACCTGTTTCAAATTTTGTATCTCCTGTATTTTGATCTGTACTAACACATCCTTTATAATATCTTGACATGCAGTTAGATTTTATTTTATACTTATCCATGTCTCTTGGGAGTGTTGACTTATCTATGGGTGTTTCTTCATTTTTTCCAGTCTTCATCATGATCTCCCCTTCTGCTTCTAAGACTCTTGCAAATTCTCTTCCGATCATTACATAGTCAGCACCTAAGGCAATACATTTTAGAATATCTGAATTACTGTATACATCACCGTCTGCTATAATCTTAACGGGTCTTAGTGTTTTATTTTTTGGTCTTGCTTTTTCTTCTTTTATGTCATTGAGTAAGCTGCCGAGGGGGTAATAGAATCCATATTTATCTCTGTTTGACATATGTGCTCCTGCCTGTCCTACTCTAACATAATCAAATCCTGCATTACTATAGAATTCGTATGCATCAGGGTGTTCTATGTTTCCTCCCATTAGTAAAACTTGGTTACCATATATTTTCTTAAGGTCATTTCCAATCTTAAGTAGGCTAATATCGTGCCCATTTCCTGCGTCAATACAAATATGAAATTGGCTGTCACTATTACGCTTATTACCTAGGAAGTAGCGTTTAATTTCAGCCACAGTAAAAGCGCAGAATATCCAGGCACAGTATTCAAGCCTAGTATTTATATCCTCTGTACTTGGTAGGATAGATCTAATACCTGCATCACTATAGGATTTTACACTAGACTTACCGACAATGCTAGGACTCGGTAATGTAAATATAGGGAGTGTCTTAGAATAACCTGTCAAGTCAAGTTCATCTGTCTGTAAGTAATTAATATCAGCTCCTAAGTGTCCGTTGTTTGTTGCACTTGGTAATAATGTTATTTCATCAAGTTCATATAGATTAATCATAACTATTTTATTTATATTTTAATTCTACTTGTAAGGGAATAAGAAAAAAGTAACCTAGGCAATTTAATACCCAAGTTACATTTTATTTATTTATAACTATTTTCAAATTCTTCTAAACAAATTTCTTCATTGTAGTTGAAGATATATAAGTTGTCGGTTAGGAATTCAATTAGTCCTTCCTTGTCGTAATTTTTTAGCACTTTATCAATCTGCTCTTTATAGTTATTTTCTACATATTCTAAAGTCCTTTTTCTTTCCTCTCTTAAGTTTTTACCTTCTCGTTCGCCTAGTATAAAATTATTCTCGTCTAGTACATTACCCTTTGTTGGTATGAATGCTCTAAGTTCGTTGGTATTTGCATCAATATAAATATAGACTACTGAACTGTTTCTATGATTTACATTAGCAGTAACTAACTTGAGAGCATATAATCCATCCTTAGTGGTAATGATCTCACTAGATGCACTGATTGGTAATATCCTCAGGTCTTCTGTTAACCTTTTTATCGTATCTGACCCTTTACTTTTAAATACAGATAATGAGATCATTATTTGTAAAACAGAGGTTTTATTCAAGTTCTCCTTATCTAGAGCTAGGCCTGGATTCTTATTTGCTTCGTCTTTTAGTGCCTTTTCAAACTCATCTGCGCTGGTAAATTTCTTAGGATTAGTTTTCTCAGGGCTATATGATCTTTTTTCAAAAATTTCTTTTCTAATCTCTTTTATCGTCGTACCCTTGTCTTTATAGAATTTAATAAGTTCTGAAAACGCACGCTTTTGATATTCAGCTAATATTTTATTTGTTACCTCTTCTTTATTGACCTGTCCTTCTAGGTCATGGAGTTCTATAAAATCCATTATATCTGCATTGAGTCTAGGATTAACCTTTTTAAGAGCTTCTGATAAAATAGATTCAAGTTCGCTCTCAGTAAGATCTTCATACATATGTTTTATAAAAATATATTTTACTGTATTACCAATAAACTTGAAATTAGATCTTAGTACCTTCTGTTTTATCCTATCTTCTAAGTTGGTAGGTATATTATCTGTAATCAATTCCTCAATATCTTCTTTTAAGAAACTTAGTCTCTTAGATATCCACTTATTTATTTGAGACACGACTGAGATAATTAAGCTAGATTTCTCAATCTTAGATAGCCTAGAGGTTAACTCTGGTGCTTTATTAGATATAAACTCACTAACTTCTTTATGGACTTTGTAGTTTAGATTAATAGGATGAAGGTCTATGTATAGAGGGTAGGGGCCTGTCTGAATCTCTACCTTATCTTCATCTAGATGTCCTATTGTATCATATAGAGAATGAAATATCTCTTGGATTTCTTTTTTGTATTGCTTTAAGAGTCGCCCAGATAATTTATTTTCTCCGATTAACTGCTCCGATACGTTATTTACTGCCTCTGTATAGGAGTAAGTGATGTTTGATTTAATAACCATCAATTCAGACGACTTTAGAATATAGTTTTTCTCTAGATTAGATAAGTTCTCAACTTTCTTCTTCATTAAAAATTCATTAAGTGACTCTACAGTAATCTCATCCTTATTATAATTCTCTGTAAATTCTTTAATTAATTTTTCTAAGTGTTCCATATTTTTTTAAATTGTTGATATTCTACATGTAAGGGAATAAGAAAAAAAATACAACCTAATCATCACGACTAAGTTGTATTAATGGCAATTCAAAGAATAATTTTACCCATTAATAAGAGTTCAGGGAGGAATAAAAAAAATTGAGACTATACGTCCCTCATTTTTCCTAGAATCTTTAGTTCTAAATACTGTTTCAACCTCAATTGGTTTCTTCAGATCAAGTATTGAAAGATTGATAACCTCCCGACTTGATTACAGTAATTAGAAAATAAAGAGCAACACTTTTTATTAGTGCGCTCTCAGTTTATTTTTTTTTTAGAAACCCTTATCGTTATTTAAGGGTCCATTATTCCCGAATATTATATATAATACCCGACCAAACACCAGCAGACAGTAAATACCTGCTACTATTTTAAATATTATACTTAGGCTTCCTGCCCAAAGTAAATACACTACTATAATATAAATTAACAGTAATATATAATCAAAAATTTTCATATTTTATAAATTTTATGTTATTGTGTTTAGGAGTCTTACTTATTAGACTCCTTTAGGTTTTCTAACTCCCTAGTTAGTTCTAGGTTATTATTTAACTCTTTTTCTAGCTTCCGATCCAACAAAAAACTTTTTATCGTATCGTATGTCATTTTACCAAGTAGCGAAACTGACGCCACTAGGGTTACTGTTGCGAGGCATAAATTAGCCTCTTGTAATTTATTTTCCATCTTTTTTGATTTTTTCGATTTCCAACTTTAACTTTATATTTTCCTTTTGCAGAGACTTTGTCTCTTCTGTAAGAAATTCATTCCTCTGTTTTGAGACATCTTTCCATAGATATCCCAATATTACAGTTCCTATTAGGAGACCTGCTGTTTTTACTAATTCTAGCAGATCATCTGATTTTTTATTTTCCATAATTTTATTTTTTTTTTAATTGTTAATATGTCATTTTAGTTTAATTGCTAAGTACTTCTCTTACTTAGTCTTTTGATTATTAATTAAGTATGTTATATCTATCTTTTCGATAATATAATCAATATTTAATAATTAAGTTGTATTCCTTAATTTCCTAATAATCCGCTCTACTACTTTTAGATTTAGATAATACATTCTAATCTAATTTCATAGTTCACCCTAGTACTTTGGTTACTGCGTTTTGATATTGCTGCTAAGTTATTTTTCATATCTTAGACCATTCATATCTACGTAATAAGCTCTTCGCTCATTACTAATTTTTATTTATTTTTACTTATAAGTTAGCTATAATAAAATACTAACTTTTTGTTATAAGTGTCTTTTAAACCTTTATACGCGCTCGGCCTATATATTTCACGGGTATAACAACTCCCACTTCAAACTATTTTCTAGTTAATAGTGAAATACGTCTACTATTTTTACTTCGCCAAGCCGAAGTTAATGTCATCTCATTAAATTGTTCATATTATAATTTCCCGTAGACCACCTTCAGGTTTATTATAATACTAGTGCTATTCGTTTCAAGCACATGAAAAATAATTAGATACTAGAACTATGTCTAATATCTCTTTAGGTAATATAATTTCATCTTATATTACATATATAAGGTATTCACGGCGATTTGGGGAGGTCATATTTTTTAGCAATTATTCTAACACTTTTGCTATAATTTTTGACCTTATATTCATCGCCGGTATTAATACAGAGTCTAGTTGAAAAAATAAATTAACCTAATCATCCCGACTAAGTTAGTTTCGTATCAGTTACATAAATAATAGAGTTTTAATTCATATATAAGGTATTAGGAAGAAAAAAAAAGATAACCTAATCATCACGACTAAGTTATCTAAGGTATATTTTATGGCATAGTTCTTACACATATAAGGATTTAAAGTGAATAAAAAAAAATAACCTAGCCCTATTACAGACTAAGTTATTATTTTTGTTATACTTTTTCAACTTCTACTTTATCAGGACTACTTACAACCACTTTATCATTTTTATAAGTAACATTAAATCTATTAGACTCTATATTTTCTATCATATAGTTACTAATGGGTGTAATTAAGTTCTTCTCTAGATTCCTTCTCAAGTCTCTAGCACCATATTTATGGTCACAAAGTTTAATTATATAATCCTTGAACTCTTTTGTAACATTTACTTTTAGTTTATTTCCTGTAAATTGAGTTTTAATTTTCTTATACTCAATATCAAAGATCTTACTCAATTCTTCAGTACCCAGTTCATTAAAAATTACAATTGAACTAAGTCGCCCAATAAACTCGGGTCTAAATGTATTCTTTATTGCATTACTTACTATAGATTCATTTCTTTTTTGTTTCTCATCCCTACCTAGTTTGTTGAATCCTATATTAACATCTCCTGCTAATTCTCTGGTTCCAATATTACCAGTAAAGATAATGATACTAGATGAAAAGTCGATTTCAGTTGTTGCATCTGCTAGTTTTACTTTTCCTTCATCTAATATTGTTAAGAATATATCGAAGATTTTAGGATTCATTTTTTCAACTTCATCAACCAGTATAACGCTATTAGGTTTTCTTTTAACTTGTAACAATTGGGGCTCACTATCAAATCCAATATAACCTGCTGCAACACCTATTAATGAATTTGCAGAGGTATCATCTTTTAGTGTATTACCATCAATTCTTATCAAGTTATCTTCACTGCCATAGAATGTATTAGCAAGCTCTTTACATATCAAAGATTTACCAACGCCACTAGGACCAACGAGCAAGAAACTACCAAGAGGTCTTCTATGATCTGCTCTAAGACCTAAGACATTTTGATTAATTACGTTTGTTACTGTATCAATCGCGTTTTGTTGCCCTATTACTTTAGATTCTAGGGATTTTTTCATCTCTCTTAATTTTTCTCTATCAGTTTTCCTTATTGAATCAATCGGAACTCTAGAGATTTTACTAATTGAGCTTGCAACATCATCAAGAGTAATAGAAGGCCAATTTTTCTTTAGACTTCTTTCTCTTGCTTTCTTACTGTTTTCTATTTCTAGTTCTTCCTTAAGTTTATTTTCTTCTGCTTGTAATCTCTCAGCTTCTTCGAAATCACCTGCTTCTTTTGATTTCAGAACTAAGTCAACTTTCTTGCTTATCGCTTCATTCAGTTTCTTCTCAAGTCCATCTAGTGCAGTATTATCAACAACTTTTTTCTGTTTTACTACTGCACCTGCCATATCAAGAACTTCAATCGCTTTGTCGGGTTGTTGTTTTCCTGATATGTATCTTTGACTCCATCTTGCACAAGCCTCGATTACATCCTTATCTATCTTAACTTTGTGGAAATCTTCATACTTAGATTTAACACCATTCAAGATTTTAATAGTTTCATCAACTGTTGGTTCTTTAATACTAACCTGTGTGAATCTTCTATTAAGTGCTGCATCTTTTTCTATGAATTTCCTATACTCTTCGTCTGTTGTAGAACCGATGCATTGAAACTCACCCCTTGCTAGATATGGTTTGAGTATATTAGCTGCATCACCATTACCATTTTGTCCTCCATTACCTACTAAGTTATGAAGTTCGTCAATATAAACTATGATATCTTTATTATCACAGACTTCTTTTATTATGTTCTTTAATCGCTCCTCATATTCGCCTCGGAATTTTGTGCCCGCTACTAAGTCGTTTAAGTTAAGTGAACAAATTCTCTTACCGACTAGATCTAATGGCACCTGTTTAGAGGCGATTCTTTGAGCAAGTCTTTCAACAATTGCACTCTTACCTACACCAGCTTTACCTGTTATACTTACATTAGGCTTTCTTCTTTTACATAGGATTTCAATTATTGAATCAACAACATCATCTCTACCAATGACAGGATCGAATTTTTTGTTAATCGCTTCCCTCGTCATGTCTCTACTAAAAGAATCAAGTATTGGTGTTTTTGAATCAGGATCTACATCAGCTACATTTATTGCTTCATTAGTTCCCCATGCCTCAAACTCACTATCATCTTTTTCTGTAAGTTTATTATTTATACTAAAATCAGGGCTCGAGTAATCAATTCTTTTTTCTTTTAGTTGTTCAGGAATATTTAGAAATTCTGAGTTTATACCGTACTCCTTAATTAGTCTAACAGAACCTTCAAAATCTGCAAGATCAAGGCAAGATAGTAAAAGGTCTCGTGATTGTATATTTCCTTTACTTTCTACCTCTTTAGTTACGAAATCGAAAGAAACATTCAATGAATCTTCTAGTGTAATTCCATCTTCGAGGTTAAATACACTCTCTTCATTTGGATCTATCTTTCCATTATTTTCAGCCAAATCTTTCAGCTTTTTGAGTAGTTCTGCCTTTTTCTCTGCAGGTATACACATAAATCTAAGATCAAGTTTCGGATCTAGATCAGAAAATTTTCCTCCCCTGAAATAGAAGTTGAGAAGATTATAAACAAAATTATCAACTGTTATGTACTTTAGTTTATTACTTTTTGCAAATTCCTCGCATAATAATAAAACTGCTTCTAAATCTTTTTCAAATTTCTTCATTATTGTTTTTTATTTATTTTACTTCTATTAATAAGATTTCTAACCCACCATAAGAACAAAAAAAAATAAAAAGGAACCTAATTATCTCAATTAAGTCCCTTCTCCTAACATTAATATGAATGTATAAACGAATCTTTATAATATCTATCCATCTATAAGGTATTGATAGGTTAATAAAAAATATAGCCTAATCATCACGACTAAGCTATATAATTATTAGTAAGTTTTTAAATAACAACTTTACATAAGGTATTAAAATAGCAGTCAGGGGAAGTTTTACTCATCTTTTCATACTCACACATTTATAGAATAAAACAGATAAAACCATAACTACTCATATATAAGGAAATGAATGGTGTAAAAAAAAATAGGACCCATTTACTTTAGGTCCTATATTAATTTTATATTGTGTGTGTATCAATTAGTTGTAAGAATTGATCTCTTGTCATTGATCCACCTGCAGCAGTCTTATGACCCCCACCACAGAAATTTTCTTTCATGTAATCAGCCAGGTTTAATCCAGTTTCACTTTCACTATACATTGATATTGCAAATGGTCTACCTTCTGCTACATCTCTCTTGTTTACACAGATGGTTATATCGTAGTTGTTAATAACTGAATTGAACTGCTGACTTCCAAATTCTGAAGTTAACATGCAAATTCCTCTATACTTACCTGCAACTAAGACAGGGAATCCATAAGTACCTACAGCAGTTTTATGTCTTTTCTGATTATAGGTATTTATTGTCTTACCACTTTCAATAATATCTGCAGTTAATCTACTATCCTTCTCAATTAATTTCTCAAACACTTGATTAATTGAGTTATATACTACGCCATATTGAGTTTTAAGACCTAACTGAAAAGCAACTGTCTCTTTGTCCCATGAAAATCTATCTTTATTCCAGACATCATAGGCAGATATTAGTCTTATACTCTTAGGCGCTGTTATGTTGTTGTGTAGATAATTCCAGCACAATTCACAAGCGCCAACACCAAGTCTTCTAACACCTTCTAAGTCATCATATCCAAGTTCCTTAGATGAATCGATGGCGCTAATATGATGATCAATCCAAACAACTTTATATCCGCCTAGGTTTTTAAGACTTAACATATCCTCTGGTGGAAATGATATATCTACAAGGAATACTAGACAAGATTCACCCTCTTTTATTTCAGGTAATGAAGGTCTAGGGTCTCCATATGTCCAACCCTTTGTAATAACTTCTTGTATACCTAACTCTTTTCTAACATAGTGCTCTACAATCGCACATGAAAATAATCCATCATAGTCAACTCTATGATAAAAAATAATTACTTTGTTTTCCATTATATATTTTCATTTATTATTTCTTTTAATAAGGAACGAACTAGGTTATTAATATTAAGATCATCATCGAGAATCCATGAAATTAGAGGATAAAGTGAGGAGTCATACGGGTTTACTTTCTTACTTACTCTGGATAGTGCAAAAATTTTAAACTTTATTCTATTTAGTTCTTTAGAGTTTCTATACCCAAAAGTCTCTGATCTAAAAAAATTTAATCTGTTCTTGAGTCCGGGATTTTTAAACTCAACTTGATTCAATATATCTTTCAGCTCTACAATATTATAACCTTTATTTTTCAGGAGCGACACGCACTCCTTACTCAATATTCTTTTTTTGAACTTTACACTTCTCATACTAATAAGGGGCATATTTCGTCTAAACTGCAAAAATGTATAATACAGAAAGAAAAAAATGTGCAATTCAGTTTATTAGTAATATGTTTTAGTTATGAAAAAAAAAAATAGCCTAACGAATGTTAAACTATTTTCTAAGTTACACCAGTTATGCATTGGCTGTTTTTAAACTGATATCGAGAAGGCTCATGACTCTATCTTGAAATTCTCTAAAAGACTCTAAAAATTCTCTTTCTGTAATTTCTTTTGTAATCTCTGGATCTAGTAAGTTTTTTCTGTGAATAGAGTTTTTGGAAAGCTCACAAGAAACAATCTCGTTATTATGCACTCTCAAAAATATAGAACCAAATTTATCTGGGTACATAGAGACTTTAGGCGCATATAGTATTCTACATATAAGTTCTGATTGGTCACTTTTTACTTTAAAATATCTCCCGATAAGTTTATCTTTTACAAGTTTTATTCGTTTAGGAAATTTATAATTTAGTATAACCTCTTCAGAAATAATATTTATTCTATTAAATATCTCACATACCTTTTTCTTAATATCTATATTGGCCACCTCCTCTGTCAATCTATCTCGGTTAATGACATAAGTATTAAGATGTATAGATAAGTTATTTCTTAGTTTTGAAAAGTTGGTCGACTCATCTATTTCTGGAATTGATAAATCCAAGATTTTATGATTATCAGTTTTATCACTAATTTTACAAGCTATATAGTAACTATTACTCATATTGTCGTGAAATACTTTACCAATAGACTTGAAACCTCTTTCGTAATTCTCTTCTTGATATATTTGATCTTCTAGATCACGTATTTTAAGCTCGATATTATTTATTAAATCTTTATTTAGTTTGTTCATATTCTTTTATTCTCTTAATAAATTGGTTTTTTGCCTCATTAATATATTTAGTATATAATTCTTCTGATATTTCTGTTGAGAAATCTGGATCAAGAAGTTCAGCTCTGCTTACTACATTATCTAAAGATCTACATGTTGTTCTTTCATTTTGATAGAATTCGAGACATATTCCACTATACCCAGTAGGTCTCTTATCTTTAGTTTCTGTATCTCCAATTTTATATATATGAGAGCCTATTGTTCTTCCCCCAAGAAAAGATTTCTGATCTATCTTGAAATATCTCCCTACTAAATCATCTCTCAGTAATCCGCTCGAACCGAAAGAAGATTTATGGATTAAAATTAATTCATCGATATTCTTGTTCAATAATTCAAAATATCTATTAATAATATCTTCTAATTTTTCTGAAACTTTTACATAATCTTTAAAAATCTCCTCAAGGGGCTGAGAAATTTCCTTTTCGTCTACTGAAATGCCAGATACCTTAATATCTTTGAAATATGGTTCTCGTATGAAGTCAATATTTAGATATTCTAAATATAAAGACCCATAAGATTTATTACAACCAAGTACTACTATGTATTTTTCCCATGGGTGTTTTTTATTTTTAAAAATAGAACCAACCTGTAATTTTATTTTATTGGATATTTCTTCAAATTTATATTTTTCTAATTCTTCTTTTGCTTTACTTAATTCTTCTTTAAGATTCCTTATTCTATTATTCATTGTTTTTATTATTTAAATATTTCTATAAATAAGGTATTGATCTTCTTAATTTTAAAGATGAAAAAAAACTAACCTAATCATCTCGACTAAGTTAGTTCCTTCGTTCTTTGTATTTATGAATTATTATTACACATATAAGGTATCAGGGTGAAAAAAAATAGTAGTCAGGGGAAGTTTTACTCATCTTTTCATACTCACACATTTATAGAATAAAACAGATAAAACCATAACTACTACATATATAAGGAAATGAAGGTGCAAAAAAATATTTAGGACTTTCAGATATCACATAATTCTCTGTAATATCATACTTGTCCTTTATTGGCATAGATCCACTTCTTATTTATTAGGTACCGCTCAAAGCAGCTTCACTATGTCTAAACTAATTCACCTCTTTCATTAGTAGGTAGTATTTTGTTATAACTCTATACACCTATAAGGATTTGAGGGATTGTGTTTTACTTTAATATTCTATTTAGGAACTTCAGGTCATAAAATAAATCCTTTCTATTTTTTGGACCTGTTATGAACATTCTAGAAACATCCATCATACTTTTATCAGACTCTGTGAAATACTCAAATGCTTTATATGCAAGTTCACCAGTCCTCAAGGCATTTATTGTAAAACTTTCTAGGAATGCCCAATTATATTTTTTATGTGGATCAACTATCTTATCCAGGAAACTACTACAAACATTATATCTCTGTGTCAGTACTCCATCTAATTCGTTCAAGGCTTGTTTTCTTTTCTCACCTACTATTAGATCAAATTTTCCTGTCTTTGGGTTTTTATGCATTGGACCGCCTGATGCATAGTATTTTAATCTAAGTTCAATAATACCATACTCTTCTTCCATATACATTATCCTAGCACGATCTTCTTTAATACTTTCTAAGCTATCATGACTAGATCCATCAAGTTCAATATACATTTTTAGATCTTTCATGTATAAGTCAAGTGATATAAAAGATTTGTTCAGTACACTCTCATTAGTTACTCCACATTTTTTGCAGCATCTCTTCCACTGCTTACTTACTAATGGCACTTGATATTCTGGCACATAATTTAAGAATGTCTTAGACTTACTTAGTTTGTTCAAGTCTTCTATTACCATTCTTGCATATGTGCTGTTATTAAGTGCAAAACCTAAGTGAGAACTGAGGCATAATTTAGTTTCATCATCAGACTTAATTAATTTTTGTCTTTTTGTTATTAGGTTCATCTGCCTCTTACCACTAGTTTTCTTTTTATCATTACCAAAAATATTCCTAGGAAAGTATATACTACTATCTACTTTCAATTTTAGGTTCGTAATTGGATGATAGGCAACTTTACTTTCAAAAATTCTATTGCCAGGTAATAATACGTTCTGCACTAGGCCTCTTTTTATTTCTTTTACTTTCATTTTGAAAAATTTATATTATGAATAATCACTATGAATTATTTTAAACTAGAACCTCTCTCTACACAAAACAGATAAAAAGACGAAAGGCTCTTCTATATATAAAGCATGAGGACGAAAAAAAAAATAAGCTTAAATTAATAAGCTTAGTAAATTACCTTTAGGTAAATAGTTATAAACAATTTTATCTATTTTCTATTTTTCAAGAGATTAGTTGAAATTACCTTTAGATTTGTGATTACCTTTCGATAAACAATTAGTGCCTGTAAATTACTACTATCAAATGCGTTGAAATTACCTTTAGATAAATAATTACAAACAATTCGTCTACTTCCTCTTGTTCAATTGTTGGAGTTGTGATTACCTTTAGATAAATAATTACAAACAATATAATTTCTGTATTAGTATGTGCATTTCATAGTTGTGATTACCTTTAGATAAATAATTACAAACAATACACTTCATCTAACTATATAGTTTTTAGTTACTTATGGGCATTTTATTCTGAAATTTTGGTATAAACTAGCTCCAAATCTTCTGAACTAGCCCAGTTTATGTTTTCTACTACCAGTAATCCACCATCCAGTATGGTTGGGTTTACTCCCACTTCAGATAATTGCTCTACTACCCTATTATCTGTTATAGGGACTGCTATTTTACCACTATATTTCCTCTTTCTAAAATCGACCCCTTTAGTTACCAACATTGCATTTGGATTATAGCCCTTCGCTGCTATTAAATTACTCCCAATGCCAGGCTTACCTACTAGGAAATACCAGAATGTAGATGTATTAACTTTTATCTTTGGCTTTTCGCCTTTACTAAGTCTATCTATACCAAACCCTAGGAATTCTTCTAATTTTCCAATTGTTACTGTCTTTAGGAAGTACTTGGTTTTCTTTTTTAGGAAATCTATCACTCTTTCATCCTTGAGGTATTTCCTGAATTCACTACCAAACTCAACGAAAGAATATTTCTTAGTTACATCTTCTGTTCCTACTAGTGAGTTAAATAGTTGCATTATCTCTCCTAGTACTTCGCTTGATTCGAAATATGCTCTCTTAAAGTATGTCCAATTTAGTACACAACTTTCTCCGTCTTTTTTGTTCAATGTGCCTCTGTCTTTAATAACTTCTTTAATTTTTATGTTTGAGTTATCTAAGAATTTTGCATTATTGAACATTTCTTCATCTATTACATCATCATACTTAATAAATGAATTTTTTGCCATTTCATAGATAACCTCACACCTCTTAAATACCGACGGTCTGTTACTTGCTACAGGAGCAAGACCTGCCATAACGTGCAGTGCATTACTAAGTTGATTTACACCAATTGGTTTTTCTTCATTTGGAAATTTAAATGGCACTTTTCCTATTCCAGATATCCAGTGATCTTTCGGATTTCCTCTGTACCTCGGAAAAATCACAGCTGCATTTTCAAAGCTCAAGAATAAATAATTCATACTACTCATTATCTTTTCCCTGCTTTTTTAATTTTTTCTCTTCTTTTATCCTAGCAGCTTCTTCTCTTGCTTCTTTCTTAGCTCTAAGTCTTTCTTCTTCGGCTTTTTTGTATTCCTCATCTATATCTTTCATTCTTTTTAGATCTTCATTAGTTACTTCTGTGAATAAGGAATCGCATATTATCTGAAGTTCATTTATGTCATTTTCAGAATATATTTTTATCCAACCTCCCTCTTCATTTTCAAAAGTATCCTTAATCAGATCATTTACTATTTTGATTTCCAGGCTTTCACATTTTGTCCAAGCTGTATTTCTTCTAATATCTAGTTTAAGGATATTAGTTAGAATATGTTTTACTAACCTATTGACTATTTTATCACCCAACATAATTCCATACTCTGCAAAGGTATTGGTCAAGTATTTAGCTGATGATGTAAAATATCCTATCTTATATTGTGCCTCATCTCCATAATGAAATCTAAGCACTCTATCGATTAATCCTTTCTCACACCACTCTGTCATTACTGCAGCCCGATCAAATCTAACGTCAGCAGGTACAAAAGCTAGTGTCTTAAGATCAATGACTCCTTTTGCACTGTATGTTACATCTCCTATTTTTTCAACAGTAAAGAATGAAGTATCTGTTCTCTCTCCTGTTGTTGATCCTACCTCCATTAAGTTTGATACGTTATTATTTGTCTGTATTGCATCTGTTATAGTAAGAGGGGATTTTCTTTTTAAGGTATTACCATCAACTGACTTAGCAAACATATAACCTCTTGTCAATCCCACATCAGATAATAAATAGTTGCAATATATGTTTTCATCTGTCATAATTGCTTGCGTCATTGCTTCTACATCATGTTCATAGATGTGGTGTCTCAAGCAATCCGCACTAATCTTTAATTTATAATCATAGATAGGCTTCTCTTCACCTTTATTATTGATATAAGTTCTACCTGTGTTATAAATTTGTTTCTTAGCAAGTTTGATATTATTATTAATCATTATACTTGGATCAATAATACCTAACTTTTTTAATGTGAATGCTTGTGTCTTACTATCATCAAAGTTAACACATCCATTGCCTACTAAACCTAATCTAAATAAAATTTGTTTTGCCATAGTTTTTATTTTTATTATAAATTACTTTAATTAATTTTCTGTTCCAATGCATTCCATAATTTACTATATATTACTATCTTAGCATCTTCATTATATAGTATGTCATTATCATGCAAGTATTGGAAGAATACGTATTGTTTATTATCTAACGTATTATCTTTACTAATCAATAGATACGCTTTTATAATTTCCATGAACAACTGCGACATTGTCTTATCATCATAATATAGACTTACCTCATCAATAGTAAATAATTTTCTACAATTATCACTAGAGGTAGCAAATTCCAGTATAGCTTCGAACAATGTTATTATTTGTGAAGTTTTTATATCTGGAATTTCTTTAAATAAACTTGTATATTCTTCGTATACAAGTTTTATATAATCTTCAATACTATAACCTACTTCATCTATTATACACCAAAAATCGTTCATATCAAATCCACTCTCTCTATTAAAATATAAAGAATTAAAATTTCTGAACTGCTCATCTATTGAATAAGTATCATAAAAATAGATCCGCACAAAGAAAATTTCCATTAACTCAGTAAACATTGAATTACTGAAATCATCCAACCCTACATCAGTACTAAGACAATCATTTATCTTAGTTAGGACTTCCTTGCGTATATTTTCTTCCATACAATTTAATCAATTTTTCTATCTTTGATTTCAACACATCCAAATCCGAACCCTGTTGAAATTCCTAATCCTAAGTTATATAATTTTCTTCTAGCACTCCGTTTACCTCTAACAATAAACATTGCTTTAGAAGATATGTTTTTAACTTTACCTATCTTAACACACACTTTTTTACTATTCTCAAAATGGAAAGGTTCAAGTTTAATACTTCTTGCTTCTTTTTCATCAACTCCATTCTTAAGTAGTTTATTTATGCAATGTTCTTGAAGTACTTTTATGTAATCTTCATCTTCTACTGTATAAGCTTTTTTATTAATTCTCAAATATATTGGGCTTATAGTTCTAATAATATCATAATCGGAGAAAGGTTTATATTCACTCATTTTCATTTGATCATACTTAAGTGAACCAATACCTTTATCTTCCTCCATACTATTCATAAGGGCTGATAATACTTGTGAAATGAGTTTTGTTTCATTTGAGGATATCCTAATTGACCCTCCATCTTTAAAAACTAACTTACCATTCTCATTTAGTTTACCACCCTGCAAAGATGAAACGCAGTAATTAGATTGTTTGCCGTGGTAGGGATTATTTTCTCCTAACAGTTTCATTACAAATCCATTTACTTCTTTGTTCATTGGCCCAATAAACTCTTCATCAGTTCCATTAAAGAATAATTTTAAAACCATTTTTTTTTTAAACTTTATTAATTCAACATTAACCCTAGATCTTTGTCATACTCTGCATAATATAAAAGCAGTGGTGTGTCATAATCTAAGGCATATTTCCACAACTCTTGATACCTGTAATTATAATCTTTAAATTTTCTTTTAAAGTTTTCTATGTTCATATTTTTGTAAGCATTATAGTGACATTTTTTAGCCTCTTTATCTTCCTTTTCTTTTTCTCTAAGATTATTTAAGTCTATTGTCACTGGTTCACATATATTACCATCACTATCTTTAGCAACTACATATATACTACTATTATCTCCTCTATATGTTAATCCATTTGTTAGTTTTTTCTTCTTACCTTCTTTTACTTTCTTTGCTGAATATGGCTTAAAATAGGTTAGATATTCTGCACCCTTAATAAACCAGTCATAGATTAATCTTCTTATTTCTATTTTATTATCAGCATAGAATTTATTATAGATTACATATAGATCATCTTTTGTTATTGTTTTTCCATCAAGCTTTGCCAATTCATTATACCATAACCTATAAAGTTCTGTATTATATGTTTGTGTTATGAATTTCTTTGACCCTCTATCGTTTGGAATCGAACAGACATAGTAGTTAATTGAGTCGTATTCTTTAAATCTACCGCCTCTACCGTAACATCTTTGTATTGTACCCTCTGGATTTATAACAAAGTCGTATATATTTTGTGCAGAGATATCAAGACCAACACCAATTATATTAGTTCCTACAATAGTGTTTCTCTTATCTAGGTTACTTTTCTTTCCATGCATCAGGTAGAGTGTCTTTTCTATTTCATTTCTCCTTGATGTTGGAAATTGAGAGTGTATTAAGACCGAATCATTTCTCTCTTCTCTTACACCTCTATATATTTCTTGAGCATTTCTAACTGTATTTGTAATGACGAATGAGTCTTTATTAGGTACTTGTAGATCTCTTATATCATCAAGTTCTAGAATTTTTATATTAACTTTCATATCGCCATTATAATTTGAACTAGGCTTGACTACTTTTACATCTTCCCACTCAAATATTTCATGAAATGATATTGCAGTGGCTGACAAGAATAATGTTTTTGACTTAGTCCAATTTGTTCTAGTATACCCATAAGTTATAAATGCAGGATATAAAGGAGCAGTACATAAGAACTCATGAAATTCATCAAATATAACATTACCGCCTATCTCTTTTACTAAGTTGTGTGCCATATTATTTTTGACCATCATTGACAAGAAATTATCAATATTAGTTACTAATATATCACAGTTCTCATCTCCTTGTATATAATCTCCATGTAGTAATAGTCCAGTTGTTATTTTATTACTAAATCTCATCTTTTCTAATTCACTAACAATAGAAATATATGTACTCTCTGCAATAACATTACGAGGAGTTACCCATAATGTTTTCTTTTTATTTCTTAATATCCATCTAATACCTATGAGAGTCTTTCCAAAACCTGCACTAGCTGGAATTACACAATTATTTTGTTCACAGATTCTATCCATTAATTCATTCTGACCCTGTAAACGTTCTATATCATAAACTTCATTACCTTCACTATCAAATGCCCAAACATTATAATCATCGTTTGGTAAGTGTTCAGCTTTTATCTTTTCATTGTAGAGTTTTTCAATAAGTTCTATATCATACTCTGCAAAAGAATCTGAATACTCTGGATATGATGAAACTAATCTGTCGGCAAATATTAAAATAGATCTAGATAATAAGTATCTCATGTTTCTTTCAATCTCTTCTCTTTTGTTTCTAAGATCTTGTCGGAAACTGATTGCATGATGTAGAGTAATTCCAGACACTTTTTCATTTCTGTCTGAGTCTCTTTCGTCATACTCTAAGTTTACTTCAAACCTATCTAGCAAATATTCTTTCATATCTAATAAGAAACTATCAAACCTTTCCTTTTCTTGATCAGATAATTTATTTAATATATCATTTACGCCTAATTCAGATAAGTGGCTATAAACAATATGATGATACAAGACAGCAGATAATGCCCACTCATGTTTACTTAAGTTTGTATATCTTAATGCATACGCCCAACTGAACATATTATGAGTAGCGTGGAAGTCCCCTTTTCTTTTCTTAATCAAAGGTTCTAATCCATCCTCTGAAGAAATATACTCTATTTTCTGTTTCTCACCTTCTAAGTAAGATTGAAAAATATCAGTACACTTCCCTATGTCATGTAAAGCTGCTGCACTTAAGATCCCATTATATAATTCTTTTGTTGAGAACTTATTAATAAACCATCTTGACTTCTCATCGATGATTTGTTGCAATGTATAATGCGTAACATTAATAACTGCCTTTGTATGTTCTTGTAACGTTATTAATCTTTCATTTTGTTTTGATTTTGCTAATAGTTTTATATAATTTTAAAATGATATAAGTACTAAGTTATATAGTACTTATTGCTTCTGTAAAGGTTTAAATTTCATATCTATTAGTAAGGATTAAAAAGAAATAGATACCCTGATATTAGGTATCTTGATTAAATTTTCTATATGAAAAGTACCCTGCCCACTGTGCATCACATAAATAATCCTTAGGTCTATACAGACTATACTTTGGGTTATCTGCTAGTTTGTACATATAATCTAATAGGTCTTGTACAATTTCTTCCAAGTCACAATATTTTAAAGAATTATTTACTAAGTCCTTTATATAATGACGTCTTGCTTTATTTGTAGTTTTTAAATCGTAGTACTTACCATGTGAGAAATATTTAAAAGGTAAATCATCAGTCAGTTCAAACTTACTACTTATTAGTCTACGAACAATCAGTCTTCTTAAGTGATTAGTTAACTGAAATTTAGTAAAACATTTATTACCACCATTTAGATAGAAGCAGAGAGAAAACGTATAAACTATTTCTACTGTACTAAAGTTTTTCAGGGAAGGTGAATTATTTATAGTATTATCTTGAAAAATTTGATCTACTACGTTATTCTCTCCAACTGCTAAAAAATCGAGTGGGTTATATATTTTTATTTTTCTATCGGATAAGAAAGTAATATAGACTTTATCTTTTGTTAAATAATCTATTCTATATTTCATCAGATATAAGGGAAAAAGAAAGAGATATAATTTCTTATACCTCTTTTATAATTTCAACATGATCCCATCTCCCTAAAAGTTTACTATCGGGGTGGGATAATATATCTATCCTATTTGTGAACCTAGGATTCATTGTATCATGAACTTCGTATTCACCTTCTATAGACTTATCACCTTTTTTAACTATAACTTTCACAACATCCCCGTATCTATAAGTGCTTCTTAGGTCCCTAGATACAGCAATCCACTTGAGCTGTTTATTTTTCAATTTTCTCATGGATATTTTTGAACCATCTGCTGTTATCAATGGATTATTATCGCACTGTTTTCCAATCGGGTGATATATTGTTGCGGTTACTCTAGTCTTTATTTTTCTCACATCATTGGAGATTTCCTTAGGATCTCTCCATTTATATTTTAATTTATTATAGTCATCTAGATTTTCTTCAAGACGACTACATTTTCCTATAAAGCTATTTGTATAATTAATAGCTTCCTTAATCTTTTCTTTTTCTCTTTGACCTGCTATGCTTTCTTCTGCAGAGCTAAGTCCATATCCAAAAAATGTTGCAATTATCATAACTGCAAATATAAAAATTAAATTATTTCTCATATATTTTTATTTTATTAGTTTTCACTATAAATAAGGCAATGAGACTATAATTTAAGTTGATGTAAAAAAATAGGTATAAATTAAATATACCTAAAGATTTTTTATACTACTCTCTAATATGTAAGTACCACTCATTATCCTCTTTAGTTGCTATATAATATCTATAGTACATAAAGAAGAGAAAAATTCCTGACTTAGTTCTATCTCCTAGAAGTGAAGGAGTTTTATTAACTAGGAGAGATTCATATATTGCTCCTAGTATGTCATATATTTTATCTTCAATACTATCGGCAAAAGGAACTAATGTATTTCTCATTTCCTTTGTAACATTATTATTCATTTGGGAAGTAAAACGTATATAGCCATAGTGTTCTATTTCTATTGGTGATCTTTTGAGTCCTTTATTAAAATTAGATAAGCTATTAATAAAACATTCCTCACTTAGTATCTTATCTTTTATAAAAAAATGTAGTAATTAATGTACCTTTTTCTACTTTTATTTTTTCTACATCAACATCTCTCATAAGTTCGTCTAGGTCATTGAATTTTAAGCTACTAAAAAGTTCAAATGCTGTAATTGCCCTACGATCTCCTAATACTTCACATAAAGATTTCTCATTAAATATCCAAAAATCTGTATTAAATCTACCTAAGTATTTATCACAATAATATAGGTTTATAATTTTCATATATTTTCTAGTATTTATCAAATAGGTTATAATAAATATAATATGCCTTAATTAGAACTTCTACTGCATCGTCTGTTAAAAATATTAGTTCCTTACCTAGCTTAACTCTCTGTATCATTCTCCAGATAATTTTTCTGATCGTATCTATTGAATCTAGTTTTTTATTTTCATTGAGGTAAATAAGTGACGAGTATATATCTGATCCTTGAAATTCATCTAGGTCAGTATCAAACTCAATAGAAGAGTCTTCCTTGTTTATAAATCCTAATAGAAAATCCGCAGCATCATCATCTGACTCACCTGACCATATAAAACCCGAGGCATGATTGATAAGATTTAGTAATGTTTGGAACTTTGGAGAGTCTGATACTAATATTTCAGAGACTGGATAAAATTCCTCAGTTTCCATACATTCTATTCTACTTATGTACTTCTTGTCTTTTAATATATTAATACCATTCTCCTTAATATCTTCCTTAACTTCATTAGGTGATATTTCAAATAATTCCCAGAACTCCTCATATATAGCTTTAGTTGTAGTAATGGGTATATTAAACGCAACTTTATATGCATAACCTAACTTTCTATAATTAAAATCAAGAACTTCAATAGGCTCTCTAACTATTAACATATTCTCTATATTTTTTGTACAATAGTTTATTTATGTAGTTAAAATTACGAGACATTGAGCGGTAATCGAATAGTTTAGTAAATTCTTCCGCTACTTGATCTTCATTTATGTGCTTAATTGATTCATTTATTAACTTTTTCGCACTCTCTGATATATATATGTCTTTAGAACAGGCATTTGTTCCCAGGATGTATTAGCCTTAAACTTATTTACAAAAGCCATAGTTGTCAATTTTTTAGTGAGTACTGTTAAATTGATAGAGGTAACAATGCAAAAATATTTAGGAACTGGAAGATCACTGAGGGTTAAGTTATTTATCGTTCTATAAAAGTCGCCTATCCTTCCTTTATGAAGAGAGTTATTTAAACTTTTCTTTATACTAGGATCCAATTCTCTAAAATTACATAGCTTGAATGGCTCACCTATTATTACTTCAACAAAATGCTCTGTACCTATTAAAGATTCTAAAATAATTTCCATTCGTTATTCTCCTCTATTTTATAACGTAAATAAAGACGTAATAATTCAAAAAGTTCATTACGATCTATTTTATCTTTGAGTATAAGTGGATTGTCTAGAATATTTAGTTTATCAAATATAATCTTTAGCATCTTATCAGTATTAATGAGTTTATAAATATCTGGGTATAATAACTTTATCTTTTTTCTTTCTTTGTTATTTATTTCCCCTCCATCGAAAGATTCACCTTCTGAACCGATTAACCAGAATGATTTGTAATAAGAATTATTAAAATCGTCAAACTTAAATAGTTCCTTAGATATTTTATTAATTAAATAATTATTACTTCTTGTTTTACACAGGTAATCTTCGTAATAAATCAATAATTCTATCGATCTAGTCTTTGTATTATCTAGCCTTATATTTTCAAATTTTTTATATATCTCATCAAACTTACATAGACTAAATAATAAAAGGACATTCTCTAGATCTTTTCCTAGTAGGCCTTCAATATAATCTTTCCTATAGATCTCAACTGGGTCTACAAATTTAATATAAAAAGAAATATACTCATTAATTGTTCTGTATTCTAATATTTCTATTTCCATTCTTTTATTTTATAATAGATATATAACCCTAATATACTATAGCCCCCATTACGAAGATTTAGGCTAGACTTTTTATCAGGGCTGCCATTTTCTAAGTCTCTACATATTTTCTCAATAATATCTTCATTACTGATATTTAGGTTAGATAGTCTCAATAATCTACTTGCGGTTATATAACTTTCAATATTTACTATATATGGATTAATCTTATCATAATAGAAAACTAAAGGACTTTCGTATGCACTACTGTAGAGAGAATATCTAGGCTTTAATAATAAATCCAGCAACCTATGATCTGATGGAATTACTTTGCTGTAATCTGTTATGCAAACAGTAGTTGTAAAATAACCCTCATCTACTTGAAAAGTACTTGGATCTAATTTATCTATTATACTTTTCGCACTCTTCATATCAAAACAAGAAAAGCAATGTTCAAGATACTTTCTATCCTCATCACTTAATTGTCTCTGTATTGAGCCCTTCAGTATTATGTGAAGTTTTTCATTTGAGATTAAACAACACACTTTTGATTCATCGGGATAATCTGCTATATTAAATATATCAAAATTCATAATTTAATCTTCTATATGTATAAAACTCAATAAAATATCTTGCTGTTAGGTTAATGAATTTTAGTGTCTTACTAGTACCTATGAGTCTATATAATGACACTAATAACTTTATAATCTCTACCTGAAAATCAATCTTACTAATTACCTGCAGAAATTTTTTGCTAATACTAATATCAATGTCTATAAATTCCATATCAATAATATGATCAAGCCATAAATTTTGAAAATAGTTACCAGAGTTAATCCATGTAGATTTTCTGATAAATTCATAATGTGACATGAATTTATTTATATTACTATCGAATTCTGTGAGTATACATAAATCCAACTTTCCTACTTCAAGTCTATTTTTATCAAGACTATCTATAATAAAATTAAATTCATCAGGACTTCTCTTAGTAAAACTGTCTAATAGATCTAAGTAATCTATTTTACCTAACTGCTCTGAAATAGAATCGGCTTTATAACAGCTAACATAATTTTCAAAAACAGTTAAACACACTTCCTTATCTCCATTTCCTACAGTATATGTGCCAAAAATATTAAACTCGCTGCTCATTGCGTAAGTTCTTATATTTATAATACATATAAAATCCAAGCAAAGATGTGACACATGGCCTAGATTCATCCATTATATTTAAGCTATTCTTAGTTATTTCTTTATATAGGATTTTCAGTACCTCGTTTATACTAATTTGACCTACTGCCTTTTCAAACCTCTCTTCTTCAAGCATAAGAAGATCACTTGGTGCTTCTTTAAAAATATAACAGGAATCGTTTAATAGTATTTTAAGCGATAAACGGCTTATTAAACAAAGTCTGATAAGATCCTCTGGCGGATATACTTTAATCATCCACCTAATAATCTTTTCCTTTGAATGAATTTTATTTAAGTTCTCTGAAGGAATATTGCTTATAAAATAATAATTACACTCTTTTATTGAGTTTAAGTCTGTACGTGAAATTATATTATCTATTTCCCTAAAATCCTTTTTCACAAATAAACTAATCAGTCTATCTGCTTCTATAAAATTTTCTACACCAAAACATTTAACTGGTTCATCATACCAAACTGACCAGTAATGATTCATTGATTTATTATATCTAAATGATTTATTCACAATAATTTATATTTATTTTTCTTAACTTTATCATATACTAATAAGGTTTGAAAATCTTATATATAGAAAGTATAATTTATTTAATTATGATGAGAAGTATTTACAAAAGAATTTTTAATAGTAAAGAAGAAGCAAATAATAAAGACCTGAATACTATTAGGGGATTAGAAATACAAAGAGGAGAAACAATTGGAGCACTTACACCTTACGTTATAAAAGAGAGTAAGGATATTAGAACAGTGCAAGTTGATGTATTTTCAGAACTCATTAAGAACAGAACTTTATTTTTTGATAGAGATGTTGAGAGAGATTCAGTAACTACAGCCATGTGTCAACTTCTATACATGATGGCTGTCAGTAAAGAGCCTATCACTATCTATATTGCAACTCCTGGAGGTGATGTATATTATGGACTTGCACTATACGACCTGATGGAGATGATTAAGAAAGAAGGAATAATCATTAATGTCTATTGTATTGGCTTAGCTGCTAGTATGGGAAGTATATTAATGTGTGGAGGATCAAGAGGTCACAGATACGCACTTAAGCATTCTAGAATTATGATACATCAACCATTATCTGGTACAGGTCCAGGACATCATCAAGAAACGGATATAAGAATCTTGAGTGAGGAAACTAGTATCTTAAGAAAAGAACTAGAAACAATTTTAGCAGAGGCAAGTGGTAAGACAGTTGATGAAATAAACAAGGACTGTGAGAGAGATCACTGGTTGACTGCTGATGAGTGCTTGCCTGGTAAGTTTGGTAAGTTTGGATTAATTGACGAAATAAAAACGTCATTCTAAGATAAATATAAGAAGGTATGCTTTATGTAGTTTGCCTTCTTTAAATTTTTTACATATGAGATTAGAAGTAAAAGTTGGAAGAGATATAAAAAATAGAGTAGTAGTTCTTGTACCTATTAAGATTGAATATGATACTAGATACCCAATTATTAATAAAAGTGCTAAACCATGGACAATAAATCAAGGAATAGCAAATAATCAGTTCTATCTAGAGGGAATCGACAACAACCTAAGAGAATCTGAGAAAAAGCTAGATGAGTTTTGTATTATATTAAAGGGTTGGGAAATAGGAGGTACAGTTTCTGTAGATACCGTACTGGATATTCTATACACTGGCGGATTATTAGAACAGTACTGTCTAACTAATACAGAGTTCAGTTCAAATGTAGTACTGAGAGATAGATATTCGATATCCAGAATTGTAGAAATGGGCTTAAATGTAGACACTAAGAAATTATTACAGAAACCATTATTTAATTCTGATGCAATAATAGGAAATCTATATAGAAAATATCTTGATAACTGCTAAATTCTTTATTAGTAGAAATCTTCATTGTTTTAATTGATTATTTGATATAGCTTGGTCGTGAGATTAGGCTATATTTTTATTTTCCTCTTGATTCTTTATATATGGATAACAAAGGTTTGAACATAGGTGACGACTATACTTGAAGGTGTTCAGTAAAATGATATACTCGAGTGCACAATAATAGAACTCCTTTGTTATCTATTTTTTTTTCTGGCCATATTTTCAGTTCATATTATTGATGCGAAGCATGTATTTCTGAACTAACTTAAATGGCCGTCTATAAACCCTTATTAATAGAAATAAAATTAAATAAATATGGAAATTAGCGTAGATGATAGCTGGACAATATGTTACTTTATTATGTTGTTCGGTTTAGCAATTATTGTATCTGTATCTTATATAGTAATTAGTTATATTATAGGTACAGTAAAGAGTTATAAAAGAGAGATTAAAAAATTTTGGGAGGGGATTTAGTTCCTCTCCTTATTTTTCACAAAACCAATAATAAAAATAGAATAGTAAAAATTAATTACTACTCTATTTATTTTTTTTTCATATTCTCTTCCAGTACATATTATTTTTCTTTGAGAATAATTCTTTCTGCTTCATACCTAACATTACTAGTCTCGGGTTTAATATTAAATCTTCGTACTTGTCGTATTTAGATATAGTAGGTTTGTATATATCATCTATGGTAATTGACACATTTATACTTACGTCAAATAAATCACTTACTTTTTTATTCTTAAGTGCTTCTTTCATAATACCAAATCCTTTACTAAAATCTCCTATTAAGTTTAGAATTATAAAAAGATTACCTTCAGGATCAGAAACCATATCAAACCCTCTTTTCTCTGATACTATTCTTGACCAGCTAATTTCATCACCACAACACCATCCACCTGATAAATTTTTCTTTAGTCTAACTGTTAAGGATGAAATAAGAAGTTCAGGCTCTATATTGTAATTATCTTTTCCATTTGATATCAATAATGAACTTCCTTTACTTTTTATACCACCAATCTTCAAGATCATATATCTAATTGTTTCTTGATACATTGGAATAATGGAGCCTGGGTAAGTACTTAAGTCGTCTGAATTAAATTTTTCTATCTCATCTGTCTTATAATAATCCCACCTTAAATTATCAGGTAGTATTATATGACCATGACCTAGATATTGAATCCCCAATGTCTTACAATCATCTGGACTTAGTTCAACAAAATCTGGACTATGTGAACCTACAATGGACACAATAACTGAGTTTCTATTGGCACATATTGCAGTGAGTTTAAATATAAAATCAAATCCTCTTATCTTATATAATTTCCCTACTATAAACTCTACCTTATCTAGTATATTTCTTTCATCTAGTTCATATTCTAGCTCTGAGTTTATATCAAATATTGGAACAGAATTAATATTAGTAAGTGATATTATTTTAGTAGGTCTAGATATAGGAATTCTTGTATTACTTAACTTTATTGTTCTATTATTATCTCTATCTAATAAGTACATAATATCAGATAAGTGCTTTTGGAGTGAAATTATCAGAGATGGTTAATTTATCTGCTTCTTGTCTCAGGCTCTCCATCTTCTTAGACATTTCCTCACCTATTCTCATAATATCTCTTCTATCGTTATCTCTCTGTTCTTTTAAGGCAGCTAGTTTTTGTGTAGTTTCTGTCAATGCACTAAATACATCATCCATTGCTTTTCTATAAGAACTTACATCAATAACGCTTCTACTACCCTCAACTAAAATTTGACTAGAAGTTGTTTTCATTAACTTTGCATTTGACTCAGTTAACTTATTATTTACATCCTTCATTAACCTCTGGGTGTCTAATATTGCTTTCTGTTTATTATTCATGATTGCAATAGCTATTGACATCTCCCAGTTTGGAATAATCACTCTATAGATTTGCTCTGCATTCTCTCTGAGTCTTTCATTATTCTTTTTCATTAATTTTATTTGAGGCAAGTCTAAGTTATGAGTCTTTTGTCCTGCCATGAAAAGATCAAATCCATGTCTATCTATTTTCTCAATAAATTCTCTCTTTGCCTCTAGTTCATCTACACTATGTGTTCCAGGATTTTTTTCGTTTTCTTTCTGTAATCTGAGAAGTTCCTGTTTTTCGTCTTCTTGTAATACAGCTAGTGCAACGACATGTATTCCATAGTATTCACTAAGATCTTTTGCCCTTTCTTCCATCAGAGTTAAAGTATTCATATCTCTTCCTAAGTCTATTTCCATATCTTTTACCTTATCCATAATTTTAGATACAATACCTTTGCTAGATTCGTACCTATCCATTATTTTATCTGCAGAGAGAACAGCCGAAGTTCCAATAATAGGAAGTTTTGCAACTATCTTTCTCCAACCTGTTAGATTATCTGGATTCTTTAAGTCATTCTTTCTAATAACATCAACAAGGTCTTTTATGTACTTCCCTGCATCACCTGCCTTATCTAGTTTATTCATTTCTAGAAGGGAACTTGTACACTCATTACTTGAATCTATTAGGTCAGATCCAAATTTCTTTAGACTAGCTGAATCTTTAATACCTTTAGTTATTTCTCTACATCTAATTATAGTTGTATCAGGTAAAGATGAAATAATAACTTTGCCATTTTCATCTAATGTTCTACTTGCTCTAATTAAGTTGCTATCTTTTTCTTTCATATTTAAAATCAATAATATACACAAATAAGGAAGAAAGAAGAGAAGACCGAAATAACGATCCTCTCTTTGATATTAATTATAGGTTTTTCAAAGTCTCAATATAATATTTTTCATCCCTTTCCTCATAGCGTTTCTTCATTGATTCCAGGTTAAGATTTTTTCCATGTTTAACAATAAATTCCCTAAACTCATCACCTGTTATTGCACCTTTATCACCTAAGATCAAAGATGCATGTTTTACAAGTTCTAGTTCAGACTCTATTATTGTCTTAACACCCTCAATAGATGACTCAATAAACTCCTTAGCTAGTTCATCACAGCTCTTTCCGCTATCTAATAAAACAGAACTACCAATACCCTCAGATATTTGTCCAGAACTTTCAGACTCTCTATGTGCAATTGGGACAGGGAAATAATAACCACTTTTCATAATTGCTTTTGTTAATGCTTCCCAGGTTGATCTTATATCATCAGAACTCCCAAGTAATTGTTTACCTTCTTTCTTAAATACAATCTTCTCTGCTACATAACCACCAAGGGAAATTAGTACATCATCTACTAAGTCTTCCCTACTTGGTATTTCACCATCAAAACGACTATCATAAGATGTACAGAAACCTCCACCACCTGTAGCAACACTGACTATATTTATAGGAACATCCCCTTTACAGTATGCAAACATAATCGCATGACCTATTTCATGAACTGCAGTAATATAACGTTTCTTTCTGTTCTCTGGGCATCTTTCTTTCCCTAATTCAAGATCCTGTTTCAGCCTAACCTCTTTAGACTTATTAAATCTCAATACTACCTCTACACTAGGAACTTTAAAGTCTGAACGCTCTGACTCTACATCAATTGTTACTTCATCACTCTCCACTTTATAGATAAGAACTTTAGATAAGTAAGGAGTAAGTAATGTGCTAATAGAAGTTAAGATTGGTCTAACACCTTGAGTAGGATATACACTCTCAGAATATAATAAATCCTTAAAGGCGTCTGTAAAATTTATTCTAATAGGATCAACCTCAGTGAACCTTTTCAGTCCCTTCTGTATTTCAAGGTCTATAATTTTTCTAAAATCTTCACTCTTAAGCGTTGGATACTTTATTATATTATTACCTAGTCGTCCTATTTGTTCAGATTTAAATTTTTTTCTTAGTACATTTTTAATATCAGTTGTAGTTACTTTGCTAGTAATACTATTGAACATATCTGCATCTAAGTCTGGAGAAATTTCAGAACTTACTTTAAAAGCCTCATCTAGGTTACCTACTGCAAAGATAAGAGACTTGCTACAATCCAATACTTTATTTTTTTCACCAAGTAAAATCTTTACTTCTCTCAGCCGACCAAAGAACTCTGCAACACTAAGTCTTGTTCTTGTTAAGTATTCTAATGTCTTAAGTCCTAGTTTTGGTTCTAATCTATTTAACATAGACAGGCACTTAGTTAATCTGCAATTTAATACAGAAACTCTCTCTACATTACCTAACCTAGATTCATCATCAACTGTATAATAGTATGACATATATTCCATGAACCTATCATAGTCTTCAGGAACAACTTTATTATCTTCTATAATTATATCAGGATACTGTTCTACTAATACTTCTAGCTGATCTATAAATTCAACTAAGGAGAAAAAATTATAGTTATAATTGTTTATTAAGTCTACCGTACCACTATCTAGAATAGACCATACAGGACGAAGATTTGGAATGGATTCTACCTTCCCATCCTCATCTATTGTATTTGCGTATTGAAACTCATCAAATAAAAAGACAGATCTACTTAAGGTCTCATCTATTTTACCATCGTCAAAGGTGGATGTAAGTTTATCTACAAATGAATTAACCTCTGACCTACAAGATCCACAATCAAGAGTAACAAATATGTCCGATAGTCCTAGTAATTCAATAAGTCTTTTTACTATACTAGTTTTACCTGTACCTGTCATACCCCAAATAGATACTATAGTAGGTCTAGTAATAACTTCAGGCGTTATATACCAACTGTAAATATTATCACTTATCTGATCAATTATATCATCTAAGCCCACAAATTCATCCTTCAGTGTTTTTATTGCACACTCTAATTTCTTAATTCTCTCAAATCTTTCTTCTGGGACTTCTGGTGTTCTAAATAAATTCATTGCTATTTTTTATTATTAACTTTGTATTCTTAATCATACAGAAATAAGGAAGCAGCCGTCTGTTATCCCTTAATATTGATAACAATTAATTTTTTATATGATAGATAAATTTATTAGGACACAATATTTAGATATATTTAAGCAGATAGGAAATATTGCAGATAACCAAAAACTGGATTGTTATGTAGTAGGCGGTTTTGTAAGAGACTTAATACTAGATAAACCTAATGATGATATAGATATTGTCGTAGTTGGTAGTGGAATATCAGTAGCTGAAGAGTTTAAGAACCAAAACAAAAATAGTACATTAAGTATCTTCGCTAGGTATGGTACTGCTGCTGTGAAACTAAGTAATAATATCGAAGTTGAGTTTGTAGGTGCTAGGTCTGAATCTTATGATAAAAATAGTAGAAAGCCTAATTGTAAGCCAGGGACATTAAGAGATGATCAGCTTAGGAGAGATTTTACTATAAACGCAATGGCAATCTGTCTAAACAATGATAGATTTGGAGAACTAGTAGATCCATTTGGTGGTGTAAAAGACCTAGGAAATAGAAGAATTGTTACACCAACTGATCCTAAAATTACCTTTAGTGATGACCCGCTTAGGATGCTCAGATGTATTAGATTTGCAGTAAAACTTGAATTTGAGATAGACCCTAATACTTGGAGTGCGATAATTGATAATAGTTATAGAATCAATATCGTAAGTCGTGAAAGGATTATGGTAGAACTTAATAAGATAATGCAGTGTAAAGGTTTAGATCTGCAGAGAGGTTTTTCTATGTTACATAGTACTCGCTTATTAGAATATATCATACCAGAACTAAGTAGATTAGATACAACAGGTAAAGAGGGTTATGAGAGAAAACATAAAAATATCTTTTATCATAGCTTAAAAGTATTAGGAAATCTTAGTGAACTTAGTGATAATATATGGTTGAAATGGGCAGCACTTCTTCATGATATTGGTAAGTATGAAACTAGAAGATATGAAGGTGGAGATAAAGGTTGGACATTTCACGATCACGAACATGTAGGTGCCGATTTAGTTCCTGCAATTTTTAAGAGCCTAAGTTTACCGCTAGGATCAGAGATGAAATATGTACAGAAGATGGTCAACTTACATATGTGGCCTGCCTTAATTAGTACAGAGAAAATAACTGATAGTGCGGTTAGAAAGCTCTTAGATAAAGCAGGTGATGATATTGGCGATTTAATGTTACTATGTAGATCTGATCTAACTACTAAGAATGAAGAAAAACGAAAAAGAATCTTAGAACAATACGATAAGCTCGAAGAAATGTTTAAAGATCTAATAGAAAGGGATTATGTCAGATTATTTCAACCCTGCTTAACTGGTAATGATGTCATGGAAATATTCAACATGAAACCAGGGAAGAAAGTTGGTGAAATAAAAAGTATGATGAAAGAAAAAATATTGAATGGTGAAGTTGAGAATAATAGAGAAGAACTTATTAAACTTGTTAAGTCATGGATAGAAAAGGATTAAGTGAAGAAGATAGAATTTTACTAACAAGGGATATGTCTAGTAGAATAGCATTTGGTCTTAGGGTTGACTTAGATTTAGATAAAGGATTTATAGCAACACTCAACAAACTAGACGTACAACCATTATATGATCACTCTAATACAGTAAAAAGAGTTTATTCGTTTGTAGATGAATTAGACTGTTACTTTGACATAAACCGCGTTAGACCTATATTAAAGAAAATGGAGAATATTGAGCAGAGAGATCTAGATGATTATAGGAAATACACTAGTAATCAAGATGCAACAATAGATGATATACTCAGGATGGATAGATTAGAAACATTTGAGTGGTTAACTTCTAGATTCTTTGACTTTAGAGGACTTATTGAGAAAGGACTAGCCATTGATGAAAATGTATATAATAGAATGTACTACTATGATGGAGAAGAATAACTTATGATAAAATTTATAATAAAAGATAGTATAAGTTTTAAGTGTGATTGGTTTAGATTAATTAAGTTAGATGTTTTTACTCAAAGTCTAATAGGAGAATCAAAGAAATTAGTAGAGAAAGATCTTGATATACCTTGGAAATCTGATAATAGTCCTGGACTAGATCCAACAATAGCTGCAGTATTTTGTATTGAACTAGAACTAGATGAACCTACTTTTGAATTACTTAAAAAGAAAGCTAGTATCGAGGGGACCAAATCATCTAAGACAAGTCAATTAAGTGTTATTGGTAGAAGAACTGAATTGATTTTTCACAATGCCATATTAGATTATATGAATTACGAAAAAGTAGGTAATATGTATAAGTGTAGAATTATAATTGATAGCTTTGAGGTTATAACAAAATGAAAAACATAATTAAAATACTATTAGAGAATAAATATGTCTTATCTGGAGGAAATATTTATCACAGGAGCACAATAAATACAGAAGGAGAGCTGAGATTAATTAAGTTTTATGTCTCCTTAGATAATCCACATATTGTAAAAATACTTGATGCAGGTTTAACAGAGATATATGAGTTTACAGTAGATAGTATAAATGGGTTTAATCATAAAATAAAAGATTATCCAGATATATTAGACTTAGAATTACCTGAACCTGAATATATACTATGTGCAGCGATTAAAAGAAAAATGCCTAATGTACCTGAGGATCTGCAAGTAATGTATAAACATAAAAGCTTGTGGGAATCTCATGGTAAACTAGATGACATATATTTTATTGAAACTGCTAGAAGACATCCTGAAATAAAACATAGATGGCAAAAAGAACTCAGCCCTAAAATAGACGACGAGGGATTTTATACTTCGTATGGTAGGTTCGTCGATAGAAAAACAGGGCTGAAAATTGCCATAGATTCAGGACAGGTTGATAGCAGTAAGACAAGTGATAAGTTATTTTCAGAAGACCTATATTAAATTTATTATATTATGGAGTACGTAGTTATTAAAAATCAAAGTGGTTATGTCGATCTAGTAAAGGAAGAAGATTCTGGAGAGACAATTGTAGTAAATGATTTAAGTGAGGCAGAAAGAATAGCATCGAGTACACAAGGAGGAATTGTTGTACCACTGATGAATATAATGAAAAACCTCAAGAAGTAAAAAAAATTAGATAGAGTAGTAAATTAAATACTATTCTATCTATTAATTTTTAAAAAATGCAGGGTGTTTATTTCTGAGAGGTTCTTTTGTATTTTATCACTGCCCATAATAAAATCTTGTGAGTAGTGAGATTATCGGCCGCTTAATCTACAATTCGAACCCTGCAACCTCTCATGATATAAAAAATTTCTTCTATTTTATAATCAATAAGAAACTAGTTTTTTTTTACTGTTTCTTCTATTAATAAGAAATCAAGACCTTACTAATATGAAAGATATAAATTTTAAGTACTTAAGAGATAATAATTACTTACTTTATGAGTATGTAAGAGGTAGTAAACTATATGGAATTGATAGGCCCGGAAGTGATGAAGACTTAGGTGGTGTATTTATTGACTTAGTTCCACAAAAACTAAACAATATTACAACAAGTTTTCCAGATTTTGTGAGTGATGAAAAGAATGATACAACTTGGAATAGCTTATCTAAATATATTAACCTACTTAGTATATCAAACCCAAATATACTAGAATCACTCTATGTACCAAACAATCTAATAAAATATAAGAACCCAATAATAAATGAATTACTAGGACATAGAGATAAATTCCTGACTAAAAAATGCTTTGGTGCTTTTATGGGATACTCTAAGACACAACTAGAGAAGGCTAGATCACTCAAGAAGAAAGTAGGACAGCCAATTGAACAAGTTGAGCCAAAAGTGCTAGATAATATATTCACCTACCATAAACAAGGTAGTATTTCTTTTAGTAAGTGGTTAGAAGAAAGAGGATTATTTCAAGGATATTGTGGTCTAGTTAATGTACCGAATATGCCAGGAAATTATAGCTGCTTTTATGATTTTGGTACACATATTAGAGAAGAAAATAAAGTAACAGGGGCAGAAGAATTTGAGAAGTTTTGGATAGCCTGCATAACATCTTCACTGGACAAGCATCTATTTAGTTACCTAGTGAAGGACTTTGAAAAATACTATCATAAGAGCATAGATGAAATAAGTACAGGAGACCTAAAGAAATACTGGAACGAACACTTAAGCATTCCTAAGAAATATAAAGGAATAGTAAAAGAAGGAGATAATGAGTCGAAGCAAGTTAGATTAAGCTCAGTACGTAAAGAAGATGATCCAATTTGTTATGTAAGTTTTAATACAGACTCTTTTGTAGTTAAGTGTAAAAAATATACAGACTATCAGAGATGGTTAAAGGTTAGGAATGAAGAAAGATTCCAAGAAGTAGTAGATGGTAAGTCGTATGATTGTAAAAACTTGACTCATTGTGCTAGATTAATAAATATGGGGATTGAAATAGCACAAGGTAAAGGATTAATTGTTGATAGAAGAGGTATAGATGCTGATTTTCTACTACAAATAAGAACAGGTCAGATATCATATGAAGAAATTATGAAGTTCTTAGAGAGTAAAGAAAAAATAATGATAGATGCAATGAATAATAGTAAACTGCCAGATGAAGTAGATAAGAAACTACTAAATAAGCTAGCAGGAAATATATATTCAAGTTTCTATGAAATTTCTAAGAAGTAAAAGAAAAGAGGATAGACTAATAATCTATCCTTTTATTTTTTTTTATACCTGAGAATACTGTTATTGCACCCTCTGGATTAAAGTAATCTCGAAGGAAGGTCCTCATCATCTTTTTGTAATAAGGGATCTTACTTATTTTACCTAATGTTTTCTTATAATAGAACCTACGCATTTCTATGACTCTATTATACTTGATAATATCTATTAAAGACTTCCTATGTCTTTCTATTAATTCACGTTTCCTGTCTTCTGAAAGGTTTTTGATATCTTCAGACAGTACATTGCTTAAATTCTTATCTACTAGCTTTAATTTCTCCACCTTACATAATATAACTTTACGCCCATAGTTGAGATAAAACTCTCCTTTATAATCATCGAATTTAACAAACTGTGAGATAATAGTATCCATCACTTGACGGAGTACTATAAAATAGTTCTGCTTATTATTGTAGAAATATAAACTAAGTACTTCAACAATAAATAATACATCACCTTCTTCGGTTTTTACATACCTACCTAATAATGATTTAGAATCCTTCATAAATTGGCTAATTTTCTGTGTTTCGTATGATTAAAATATTCATTAATTAGTAATACTAAGATCTTTCGAAAAGGTGGATACTTTGTAAACCCTCCATATCTTCTGCTAATAAATGTTTTATAGATTTCTTCTTTTCTATTATCTTTTATAATTACCGATAATAGTTCCTCTACATCTTCTACTAGTCTTTTCTTATGATCATCCGGTAAATAAGAAATCTGATCACGTAGTTCTTTAGATTCATCCTTATTCGCCAGTGTAAAATCCCCGCCTAACATACAATAAACACATTTATTATATTTATCACATGTATATAAACGAATATCGTGGTGAGGAATTCCATATTTCTCATTAGAAAGCTTTATTAGATTATATGACGTAACTATTAAAGACTTATCTAATACTAATAAACACTTGAAACGTTCTACTGAATAATCTATAGCACTAAAAGAAGCAATTACGAAAAATATATTACCATCCTTATCCTTTATATAATCACCTACTGAGTATTCCTTCATATCCTATAAAGATCATATACCTGAATAAATCGATAAATCTCAGGAATTACCCAGGGACATGGATTTTTACCACTTGCTATCATACTTCGAATATCTGATGAACTAACTCTAATACTTGGCCCCTCTCCTTTTCCGACTCGATCTATCTCAATTGTCTTAAACATCTTGAGAATCTCATTACCTTTATACCAACCATTAATATCAGGAATCACATCGGAACCTGCAATAATGTAAAATTCATCTGTGCTATCTTTGACAATCTTAGAAAGCTGGTCATATGAATAAAAAGTTCTGCTAGTCTCTTTTAACTCTTCATCACTATAACCTACATGAACTTCCATCCTACTAAACTCTTGAAACCTATTAATCATTTCCCGTATCATACTACATCTCAGATTTAAATCTACAGGCTTCTTAGTTTTCCAGGGATTTTGAGGAGTAGGTACAAAATAAACTTTATCAACTAATCCATCATTTATTACACTAATTGCTGCATTGAAGTGTCCTATATGAATTGGATCAAAACTTCCTAGTAATAATCCTATTTTCATTTACTATAGTTTTTATATTTACTATTCTCATATCTATAAGGCCTCTATAATATACTTATCTGGATTAAAATAAGGATCTAGAACAGCCCTCATTTCATTTCTATAAGTAGGAATCTTATAAAAGCACAAGTACTTATTATCATAAATAGATTTTGCTAGTTCCCACTGAATGTACTTTATAGCAGATCTGATATTTCTTAATCTGTACTCTTTGCTGGTCTTATTTAAAATATCATATATATCATAGTCAGACTTTATCAACCACGCATCACAACTAACTCCATGATAATCCCTTGTCTTTATATCCTGTACGAAAGCACTATAGCTAAGATAATCTGGATAATAATTATAGACATAAGATATATACATCTTATTATCTTTAATGTCTAACAAAATATAAGCTACATCTAAGCAATCAAAGATCTCTGAAGAAATTGTATACCCTATTACTAACTTTACTACACCTACTACTAGATAAGAAGCACCTACACCAAAAGTATCAAATACCCGGTCCTTAACTTTAACAAATTTTCCTAAAAACTTAGTATTATTTACTTTCATCACTCTTTGATCTTGGTATAATACAAATACTTATCTGCATTTAGACAATACTTAATCAACCTTCTCATTGATTTCTCGTACATAGGTAATTTACTAAATAATTCTAGACCTGCATTATAAATAAATCTCATCCTTCTACTATGAATTTTCTTTATATACCTAACTACTTCATCAACCCTAATATCTTTGATTTCATCAGGCAGAAAACTAAAATTAGAAGGCATGTCATTTATCAGCCTGTACCTTGAAAACGGAAAATCATAAAACTCACTATCAACTATTTTGATTACTTCTTTTTCGTCATTAATAGTACAAATAATACTATCATTCTTGTCGTTTATATTAACAAGCATTGCACCAATTTTTTGATCACAACCAGATAGATAATCCAAACCTCTTAATGCAGGTATAAAAAATCCATAAGGTATGTAATAAATTTTATTGTAACTTATAGAATAAAGCTTAATACACTTACCTACAATTCTTTAACTTTTCCATCAAGATCTACAAATTTAATATGAGACTCTATGCTACGATAATACTTAGTTGCATAGCCAAGCTTTAAAGTATACTCATTAATTCCCCTAATACTAGTTTCTTCTTCTCTGTCCTTAAAGATTGACAGTATAATACTATATTGAAGACGCTTTGCTGACTCTATTGAAAAATCTATGCACTTGGTAATAAAATATCTGGCCTCAGTTATAGAGAAATTATCATAAAATCCAGAAACTAAATCTACAATTCTTGGATTAAAATGTATACCTGGAATTTTTGATTTATTCGGACTATCTATGATCTTACTACTAAACTCCTCATATAAGCTATACTCTCCCCTCTCATTAAGTAAAACAAGATATTCTGACCTATCACTAAGTATAAAATAAGAGATTACATAATTCAGATGCCTTATATCTCCTACGTACTTACCTACTAAATTGGATAAACTACTCATGTTACATTATTTTCTCTATATATTTATCAGGATTGAAGTAAGGATCTAATACCCATTCCATTTCTCTTCTGTATCTAGGTATTTTATTGAAACAACGCTTCTCACCATAAACTATTCTTGCATATCTCCACTGAATATGTTTTATAGCTCTTCTGGCAAATTCTAACCTCTGTTCTCTACTAGTTAACATAAGAACTTTATCAATCTCACTATCTTTTATATCAGTATTAACAAAGGAATAACCTCGAAAACATTTATCCGTTTTTAGATCAAAGGCTACAATGAAATACTCTATTGAATCATATGAAAAGCTGATATAAGAAAGATACAACCTCTTGCTATTAGATTCTTGTAGAATAAATATATCATTAACGGGCAATCTTCTATTATCAGGTCTCACTTTTCTTTTCTTAATAATACCTACAACTAAATAGGTTCCTAAATGCTTTCTTGATACTTCACCTGTTACCTCTATAAATCTCCCTACTAAACTGATTGGATTATCTAACATATTTTTTTAATTATACATTTTTCAGGATATAAGTAATAATTTAATAAGTTCCTTATAATTTTTCTGTATTGAGGTATCTTGTTAAAATATATATTCTTGTTACTATAATAATCCCTCATTAACTGTCCAGCATATTTCTTAATAGACCTAGTTATTTCCGGCATTCTATCAACGTCACCTAGGCCATCAACATTAGTATTAGGATCAAGTAAGTAAATTCCATAGTCGCTGTCTAATGTAAACCCTATCAACATATTTATAAAATTAGTCACCTTACTTGACACAAAACCAGCTCTAATTGTTTTACTTTCTATATTAACTAGGGCTAATCCATAAGAAGCATTTTTTGATAAACTATGTATCTTGAGTAAATCTGTTACTAGGTACTTGACTGAATCGCACATGACAACTTTACCTATAAATTTTTCTAACTCAGTGCTCATAATGGTTCAAATAAATTCAATAATATACTTGTCTGGGTGTAGGTAGCTATCTAGTTCATTCAACATTTTACGTCTATACACTGGAAACTTACTAAACCTAACACCTTCATACTTGTCATCATAGAAATCTTTAGCTACTATCTTACTTAGACTCTTGATTTCTCGTACTGTAGCGGATATTCATGAATCTCTTTTTGTATTAATAATCTCCTCAGATAGGCCAACATCTATAGTGTCTATACAGTAATCTAAAGTAGCATCAAAAGCACTATCAATAGAATACCTTACAAAATACTTAGAAAATATACCAGTCAAGAAAAAACCAAACAGAACATCTTGACTATCTACGTCCACTAATGTTATATACACAACCGAACTATTAGGCGTCTTAAAACTACCTGCAATTAAGTAAGACTTGCTAGGTTTTATATTATGAAAAATTATATACTTCCCAACCTTTAATCTTTCCATATTATATTGCTTTTATTATATATTTGTAAGGGTTAAAGTAAGGATCTAATACAATCTCCATATCTTTCCTGTAACTAGGTAATTTAGTATAAACAGTATTTTTATAGCCATAGACAACCTTAGCATAATTCCATTGAGTATATTTTATTGCAGACCTAATAAAATTCAATCTACTTTCTTTACTAGTCGCTCTCAGTATTTCATCCACTCTAAGATCTGAATCTATGACAGTCGCAATATTATTTACTCCATCGTCTTTACTTATATCAACAACACAAGTATTAAATTTAGTTATACCAGGATCAGATGAGAAATAGAAATAATGTACGTAAGAAACAGAAAAACTATTATCATTAATATCTAATAGGACATAAGCAATATTATTACATTCTAATTCAACATGAAGATCCTCAAGTAGGCCTGTCCTCATTATCTTAAATATACCTATAACTAAATAAATGCTAAGACTCAAATTATCATGCTCGTTTTCTTCAAACTTTATGAATTTCCCTACTATATCACTCATATTTGAACTAATAAATAACTAGTTGGATCTACGTATGCTCTTAATAAGTCTCTCATAATTATTTTATAGACAGGAAGTTTATCAAAATGTTTGTCCCTATTAAGATACAAATACCTAATATAGCTACTACAAAATCCCTTAATAAACTTCACAATCTTAGGAAGTCTATCTGTTTTATCCATCAAGTTTTTTATAGTATCAGAATTGTAAGATGGGGTGCAAAGAATAAGAGAACAAGGAAAACCAAATGGAATTTCTATATTAAAACCTCGAAAATTACCGCTTCCTTGGTCAGTTAGTACACCACAAACAAGTCTAGTAATAATTAAGTTATTTTTTAGTCTAATAAGAGTAACACCAAACTTTCCTATACCTGGTATTTTAAAAACATCAGTAACTAAGTAATGGGTTTGTTCATATGAAACCGTCTTACCTATACAACCTATAAGGTTATTTCTCAAGTCCATAAATATATTTCCCCGGGTTTAAGTATATATCAAGTAATTCTTTCATTACTTTTTTATACTCAGGATATTTAATAAATTTTCCATCTAGTTTTGACTTATATGCAACCCTAATGACAAATTTATGGTAACTCTTTATGAAATTTACAATATTACCTATGTCTGTCATTATTAGATCATTATTCTCTAGCTCTCCATTAGTAAAAAATAAATCACAATATCTACTAGATAAAGAATCCATACATTCTGCACATATACCAAAACTGAGCGCATTATAAGGAAATACTAAGAATATATGATCCTCAGTACTCACAAGATCTTTAATAACTATACCAAAAATAGATTCGACTTGATCATATTCGGCTATTTCAGTACTTAAATTTACAATTCTAAAAGCACTAGATATATAATAAGGGCCTCTAAATTCTATATCTCCGCTTCTTGTTTCTTTAATTTTTACAAACTTACCAATAAAATCTTTTGGGTTAAACTCCATGTTGTAAAAAATATTTTAAGTCGTTAACATAATTATTAAAAAATTTCATTCAATAATAAGGATTTCCTCTGACAGGGTAAGCTAGGTTCACACTCCGTGGAACCCCCTTGCCTTCCCACTGCGTTGCCATGGGTCATCATATTACACATCGTCATACTACGTCTGACTTCGTTA